GAAGCAACCAAGTAACATCATCAGAATCAGACCCTAAAGACGAGAAAAAGAAAGACGCAGACGCAATAACTCCAGAGAAACTAGGAGACCCAACCAAACTAGGAAACAAGCCTACAGACCCTATTGCAAAGAAAGAATGTGAATTTGAGAAAGGAGTAAGAAAATATTGGGAGGAAAATAAAAACACAGACAACAACTCAGAACTACACCTAGCAATAAAAGACTATATAGAAAACTACAAAGAAGAACCAATGCCTATACTAAAAGCAATTAAAAACAAAGCAGAAGAAGAATGGGTAATGGAAATGAACAAGTTTTCAACATCAGCAGAAGGAATAGCACAGTATGGTGACAATGTAGAAGTATCTCCTGAAGGACATTTAGTAAATGGCGTAGGAAACATAATCTTTATAAACCCCTTTATATAGAATTATTATAACAACATGACCACATTAGATGACATAAAAACCATAGCCAAAGCTGACGAAGAGGAAAAAGAAAATCCCTTCGAGAAAAAAGCAGAGGACGAGAAAGACGAAATCAAACCAGAAGTGAAAGCTTCTGACGATGATGACAAAGAAGAAACCAATAAGGCAATCCTAGAAGCACTCAAATCAATTGTCGCAAGACAAGACAAGATGGAGAAAGCAATGGAGACACCTACTGACCTACCACAAAGCCCAAAAGGCAATGCTGATAGCGAAGATATTGGTGACAAAGTCACTGCACCAAAAGACCCTTACCCAACTGGTGACCAATCCGGTATCCAAGATGCCAATGGAAAAGTCGAAGATAAACCAGAAGGAGATAAAGGTGACCTTAAGATGCAAGAGAAATCTATCTCATCTCATGTAACATCACCAGTCGAAAGACCAACCACAAACGTGTCAAAAGCACAAAATGCACAAGAAGACCTCTTGCCATACCAAATTCTCTCAAAATGCAGAAATGCAGGTTTTGAGAACTTGTCAATGGTAGGAAAAAGTCTATTGGACATTGCTGAAAAATACGATAAGGAGGGTACTTTATAATGGTGAACGGCATTAGAACTATGGACGAATTAGAGTCTCTATACTACGGTGGATTTAGCCGAAGCTTAATCTCCAAGACCAACAACCCAATGTTAACATCAACAGGAGGCGTTTTCAACGCAGTCTTTGGTGCATATGCATGGGCACAATTAAATCTTGAAGCAAACGCTTTCGGTATCTTACCAAAATATCCTTGGGATAAATCTGGATGGAGGGTTATTTCCGCAAGACCAACAGTCGATACAGCACAAGGCAACACCTCTAAAGGTGGTGTCGCAGAAGGTGGTGTAATTCCTGACACAATCAAGCCTACAATTGCTGAGATTGATGTTAGACCAAAGACTATGGCACTAACTTTCAGTACATCTGAAGTTATGGAATGGCTCTCAAATCACAGTAAAGACGATATTTGGGGTGGACTCGGTTCATTAAGATTGTATATGGCTGTACAGCACAAAGAACTCATCAATCAAGCTCTCTTGAATGATGTAGCAACTGACGCTGCTGCTGCAAGTGCAAACTTTGCCGGTACTAATGACTTTGAATCATTGGATAGAATTATTTCTTCCGATGCTGAAGAAGACTCACAAGGCGGTACATACACAGACTATTATGACCCTTGGAAAGCAACTACCTCTGCAATTGACAGAGATAGTGGAACTACTTACGATGCAACAGTTGAATCAGCATCCGGTACTTTAGGTACTGATGGTGTCTTAACTGATGATGTAATTAGAACTCACCTCAGAAAAATCAGAATTGCTGCTGGTAAAGACCCAAATGTATTCTTAGGAAGCCACGAAGTTTACTCCGAAATTCAAGGCTTATACCTTCCACAAGTCAGGGTCGCAAACCCATACGGTGAGAAGATTGTACAAGTCGATGTTAACGGAATCAAAACATTCGATGGAACTGGTGTAGGTATCCACGTAAACTCACTCTACGGCATACCATTTGTACCAACCAAAGATGCTCCAACTACTGGAGGAACTGAAGTCGGTAGACTATTTGCATTAGATACTTCTGATGCAGAAGGATTTGGTTATCCTAGATTAGGAATTCAAGTCGCAATTCCAACCGAGTATTACGAAGCCACAAGACGTACTCCGGGTTATCCATTTATCAACAGTAACACACTTGTTGAGAAAGCATTGTTCAGAACAATGGGAGAAACTGTCTGTAGACACTTTAAATCACAAGGCAAGATTAGAGACATTAAACTTTAGTCGAACCAATTCCCACTTTTTCATTTTTTTAAATCTTTATATATAATGACTTTCCACATATTTTAATGACTCTCGCAATCGCAGTGAATTCCGATTACCAATCAGTAACCGGGAAAACACTATCCATACAAGCAGAACTATTATCCAAACTCAAAACAGCAATTGTAGACGTAACCTATACATCAGAAGATTACGATATTGCAGGAAACGTCCTAGATTTAACCCTAGACGGCAGACTCACTACAATTATTGCAGTAACAGTTCTAGAGGTTTCAACAGGCAATATACCCCAATACGTTCCAGCAGCCCTAGGTGCAGCAGCAACAGGGAAGCTAAAACTATATGAATCAGGAACTGCAAGTGCAGTCCTCGATGAAGCAGATGATGCCGACTCTATCACTATGACCTGTAAACTACGAGTAGTAGGATTTTAGTTTTTTACACCCTTTTTCTTTTTTTCCAATAACTTTATAAGGTAGACTATACATAATTACGTATGGCTCAGGAAGACCAACGTAGAGAGAAAACCACAAATGATGGAAGTTCAATAGTTGGGCTACATAATAGAAATTTAGCATTAACATCAACTGACGCTTATGCAACATGTTTAGATATTGACTGTAGAAATGTCAGAACTTCAGTATTTACATTATATTGTATTACAAATGATTTAAAATATGAAATTTGGGCAACAGCAGATTGGTTACCAGACCACACTGATATGACCGGTACAGATGCCACAGATTATGGAAATGGCTGGGTACAAATAAAAGCAGAAACGACATTAACAGCAGCCGCAGCACCTGTAATAGAGACTTTAGACAATCCTTATAATAGATGTGTTGTTAGAATCAAAGCAGCCGTTGGGTCAAGTCAAGGTGTATTAGACATATATCACCGTGGCGAATCTTAGATGGGTTTAGGCACTTTAGATACAGGCAAATTTAATGAACTAGCATCAAGTTCTGCCGGGCAAGAAGCAATAAAATCAGCTTGAAGTAAGGTAATACATGTTTAGTTACTAGAGCAAACTTTAAAAGATAGGAGCACATATTTAAGCATATGGTTACTCCTGTCTACTGTACTGTGCAAGATGTTGCAGATTTTTTGAGGGTAGATATAACAGACACAACCACACCAAACAAAGCACAAGTAATTAAACTAATCAACAGAAAAGAAGATGAAATAGACAGAAGAACTGGTCACGCATGGCGTGAGGCAACTGCCACTACTGAAGTACATGATATGCCTATTATATATGAATTTGGTTGGGGTACTCCTTTATTCCTCCGACATAGAAAAATCAGAACAGACGCAAACGGTGGACTAGTATCTAGTTCAGGAGATTCACTTGAAGTATACGATGGTGCTTCTGGAGGGAATACTGGTGGGTCTGCAAACTATAATGATATTACAGATAATGCTGATGGTGGGTTTGTACTTGACCCCGAATATGGAAGACTTTACATGAGAGGATTTATCTTTACAGTAATGAGAAAGAACAGAATGAGAATTACTTATCGTTATGGTGACACAACTGTTCCGTTAGACATTGAAGAGGCATGTGTAAAAATGGTAGCAGTAGAATTACTATCAACATCATTTAGAGCAGACATATTGCCTGTAGGTGGTTCAGGTGGATGGTCTTGGGGAGATTCAATAAACCAATGGAAAGAAGATATAGATAGAACCATACACCAACGTCAAGAGATTATTCCGATTGCCTAATGGCAAGACTAACAGATATAGATAGGGTCATAGAAATGGAAGTTGACAAATATAATCACAGTATAGTTGAAAGGCGTGGGGAAGCTACAACACCAAGACAAGAAGGACAAAGAAGAAGAAGAAGAAGAGACCTAATAGAAAAACTATATGCAGCAGCAGAAGGTATAGGAGACACAACAGATATGGACTCAGATAAACCGCAAACTATAGTTGACTCTTTAACAAATGTAGTAGCAAAAGAATCAAAAGTAACTGAATCTGTAGGATATAATATAGAGAAATTTGGTGTTCCACCGGGGGCAGTAGTTGTGGATACTCATGATTATAACGCAACACCAGAGCCTGACATAATAGATGAACCAGAACTAATCAAAAACCCAACACTTACACCAAGAGATGGAAATATATTCTCTGGGAGAGATAATGAGGGTGGAAGAGATTTCTTGGACTGGATGAAAAGAATATATCTACGAAAGAGACCAAACTTAAAAATGAAAGTATATAATCATTATTGGTATAATAAAGGGGGGAGAAAATTAAAAACAGGAGGAGTATCATCATCAGGAATACAATATAAAAAGAAAACACCAGAACAGGTAAATCGCTCATTAGAATTCCTATCATGGAAATTAAGAAGTAAGATGTCAGAAGTTGGAATACATCCTACAAGTATAACAGTATATAAAAACACCACAGATATCAACTATGGAAGTAAAACACACACATTGAACAAAGGAAGTGCAAACTGATGGGTGTAGGGTCATATGATGCAATTGACGATATAATCAACATGATGAATACTGAATGGAATTATGATAATGATGATGTTCCAAAGCCTAAATTCACTGTAAACTGGGAAGAGAAAGCTGTAGGTATAATTGATGATACTCAGGATGTGGTAGTAATAACACCCGGTTCTGAGAAGGTTGATTATTTTAGTCTTTATGGCACAAATCACTTACATCATCCTATTGCAGTCATAGATATCCGGGGATATGGAACAGAAACAAGACACAGAGCAGTAGTAGACCAAATAGACAAAATATTAAAAGCACAAGTAAGAAGAACAGGCTACACAGACCTAAGAATTACTCTAAGCCGAAACCTGACACATAATTATAGAAATATGTATAGACACGTAATGGAAGTCACCTACAGAATATTAGACCCATAAGGAAACTTTATAAGCCAGAATGAAGAATCAT